GGTCTGTCGACATGAAACCACTAAACAATGTGGAAATCGTGTCTGGCAAAGACGGCGTCAGATTTATCGATAGTATGAATTCAAGTACTTCCATGGGTTACCCAATTGGAGGTCCTAAATCAAACTATTTGGTAGATTTGGAACCAACTCCCGAAAATGCTGCACCTCGCACTTTTACACCTGAAATCTGGGCTCTAGCCGCCGAACTCGAAGAGCGCGCAGATGAAGGTATATTCCTCAACCAAATATTTGGATCTTCTCTAAAAGATGAGCCTACAAAGCTCAGCAAGGAGAAAGTTCGAGTATTCCAAGCAGCACCTATTGCACTACAAATATTGATCCGAAAGTACTATTTACCAGTAGCGAGATTCTTATCCGTGAATCCGCTATTAGCTGAATGTGCTGTAGGCATCAATAGCCATGGTCCCGAATGGCATCAACTTAGTGAACATATGGCTAAATTTGGTGATGATCGCATCATTGCCGGAGATTACGCCAAATATGATCTTCGTATGCCTGAACAACTTACATTAACTGCTTTTGCTACTATGATTGAGATTGCTACTTGGAGTGGAAATTATACCGCTCAAGATATCAAAATTATGAAAGCAATTGCACACGATGTGTGTTCACCTCTCGTTGCCTATAATGGCACCCTGATCAGATTTATGGGCACCAATCCCTCTGGTCAAAACATGACTGTCTATATTAATAGTATCGTGAATTCACTATTACATAGACTCGCCTTTTTCGACGCCTATACTGACGAAGAATTGGACCATATTGGTTTCAATATTCTTAAGTTAGGTCGTCGTGCCACCTTTCGTGACCTTTGCGCTCTCGCTACTTATGGAGATGACGCAAAAGGATCGGTAAGGGAAGGTTTCGACAAATTCAATCACGTATCTATGGCTAATTATTTAGCAGCCAATGATATTGTTTTTACTATGCCAGATAAAGAATCTGATCCGATTCCTTTTATGTCGAGATTTAAGGCAGATTTTCTAAAACGAAAAGACCTATTTAATCCTGACCTA